TTAATCGTTATCAATTAACGAAAGCAGAACCTGGTGTTATCGTGGGGGCGGCTGATCTCTACGCTAGCGATTTTGGGACTCTGAGTATAGTGCCTGACAGATTCATGCGTAGTCGTGATATGTTGATCTTGGATCCTGAGTATGCAGCTATGGCTTACTTACGTCCATTCATGACTAATGAATTGGCTAAGTCTGGTGACTCTGAGAAAACTCAGATTCTTGCTGAAGTAACTTTGGAAGTGAAGAACGAAGCAGCACATGGTATCGTTGCTGACTTAGACTTCTCGCTGTAATTTGACTAGCCCCTGCCTGATGGTGGGGGCTTTTTAGAGGGATTAATGGAAAACTATCGTACTCAGACAGTTCATGCGGATGGTGATGGCGGGATTATCATCGAAACTAATCAAGATATAACTGACATCTTAGAACGTAATCAAGTTCTTAGAGACATTGATAAAGCTAGGACAGGAGCAACCGAAGATTTACATTTGATTGGCTCAATACCTTTTACGGCTATTGATAAGCTAAATGAAATGGGGATCATGCGTGGATTTGTTATTGTTGATGAAGTTGCTTTTAAAAAGTGGTTTAATCATCCTGACCAAGCAGTATTAAAGATATATCGGGGAACAGTGTGAGAGTTGGCGTTTGTATTCCATGTAGAGACGAAGTACATACAGGTTTTGCGTTTGATTTTGCTAGGATGGCTGCACACGATGCGTCTGTTCGATGCAAGGATGGTAAGGGTGGTCTAAGCCTCTATACGATGCCTGGAACGCTTATATTCGATCAGCGTGAGAAGTTAGCTCAGGTAGCATTAAAAGAGGGCTGTGACGCTGTTCTGTACATTGATAGCGATATGCGTTTCCCTCCTGATCTGATAACGATTATGTTATCTCGTGAGGTAGGGATTGTCGGTGTCAATGCTGTCACTAGACGTAAGCCATGTATGCCTACTGCTAAGTTGTTAGTTAAGTCAGAGGATGAGAAAGGTATTCGCCATCATTGGTCTAATGTCGATTCTCGTGGTAAGGAAGGTATTGAGAAGATTACTGCTGTTGGTTTTGGGGCGGTAATGATTCGTAGGGAAGTGTTTGAGAAGGTTCCTCAGCCGTGGTTTGATGCAGGATGGGGGCCAACAGGTGTAGTCGGTGAGGATGTTCACTTTTGCGTTAAGGCTGGTGATAATGGCTTTGATACTTACGTGGATCACGAGCTTTCTATGCACATCAAACACGTAGGTACGTATGAGTACGGCTGGGAAGATTTTGAGCAACTAGAGGAATAATATGGCTTTTAGTACATACAGTGAACTAAAGACTACGATAGCTAGTTACTTAGCTCGTAGTGATTTAACGGCTATGATTCCTACATTCATCCAGTTGGCTGAATTACGTCTGCGTAGAGAACTCAGAACTCGTCAGATGTTGGTTGTAGCTACAGCAAATACGACAGGTGGTGACTCTACCGTAGGATTACCTACAGACTTCTTGTCGATGCGTGACATACACGTTAATACTAATCCTATTACGACTCTAGCTTATCAGGCTCCTAATGCTTTCTATGACTCTTACAGGGTTACAGAATCAGGTAAGCCTACTGAATACACTGTACTGGCTACTGAGCTTCAATTGTCTCCTATTCCTGACAGCACTTATCAGCTTCAGATGCTTTACTACGCACAGCCTTTTTTCTTGAGCGATACGAATACTGGCAATGTGTTCTTAACTAATTATCCAGACGCTTTACTGTACGCTTCTTTAGGTGAAGCAGAGCCTTATTTAATGAATGACGTAAGGTTGCAGACTTGGGCTAGTTTGTACGATAGAGCATTATCATCAATAACGATTGCAGACCAGAGTAGTGAGTATAGCGGTCAGCCAATGTCAATGTCTTATAACGTGAGGTAATAATTATGGCAGAAATGTCGAACTATCTAGAAAATGCTCTGATTAACGCTACCTTGCGTAATACGAGCTACACAAGTCCTGCTGCTGTTTACGTAGGTCTTTATACGTCTGATCCTACTGATGCCAATACTGGCACTGAAGTATCTGGTGGCTCTTATACACGTACTGCTGTAACGATGGGTGCGCCTAGTAACGGTGTATCTACGAATACTGCTGCGGTAGAGTTTCCACAGGCTTCTGGCTCATGGGGAACAGTTGGTTGGATCGGTATTCTCGATGCTACTTCTAGCGGTAACTTGCTGTATCACACAGCATTGGACACATCTAAAACTATATCATCTGGAGATATCTTTAAGATAGCTATTGGCGGTCTTAGCGTAACTCTGGCGTAAGGAGTAAGCGATGCCACTAGTTGTCGCAGATCGTGTTAAGGAAACATCTACCACTGCTGGCACTGGTACGCTAACGCTTGCTGGTGCTAGTGCAGGGTTTCAGTCTTTTGCTGTTATTGGTAACGGTAATACTACCTACTATTCTATTGTTGATAGCACTGCTGGAACATGGGAAGTAGGTATCGGTACTTACACATCGTCAGGTACTACATTAGCTCGTACTACGGTATTGGCTAATAGTTCTGGCAATACTTCTCCTATATCGTTTGCAGCTAATACTAAGGATGTGTTTGTTACTTATCCTGCTGCTAAGTCGGTACATGAGGACGCTACTAATACTGCTTTTGCAGATCAGATGGCTTCTTCTAACGGTATCGTATTAAATAATCTAACTGTAGCTACAACATTCTCTATTCCTAGCGGATACTCGGCTATGAGTGCTGGCCCTATTACGATTAATAACGGAGTAAGTGTAACTGTACCGAGTGGGTCTAAGTGGGTGGTGTTCTAGATGTTTGGTTTATCGGCATATTCACAAGCACCGTATTCGTCATTAGGTGAAGCTGGTAATTTTGTATTAGCTACAGCTAGTGTAGATGCTTTTGCCACAGTAACAGCAAACGCTTTTGCTATCTATGACGGTGCAGGAAGTATTAACGGATCGGCTACTGTTTCTGCTATTGGTATCAGGATTCAGACTGCTACAGGCTCTATAGATGCAACTGCGGTGGTAACTGCGGCTGGTGGCATTATCTATAGTGCTACTGGCTCAATAATTGGCACTGCTACTGTAACGGCTAATGGTGGCTTAATAATACTTGCTACTGCTGCTGTGGATGGTACGGCAACGGTTACGGCAGAGGCTACTAGAACATTATTCTTTACTGGTGCTATTGATGGTACTGCTACGGTTACGGCTGACGGTATTAGGATTCAGGTAGGTACTGCTGCTATTGATGGAACAGCTACGGTAACATCAAGTAGCGAGGTTGATTACAGTGGCACTGCCTCAGTAGATGCTCTAGCAGAGGTTTCATGTTTAGCAATAGCTGTATGGAACGCCATAGCAGGTATAGAAGGAAATGCGACTATAAGCGCAGAAGGTCAGGTAATTGGCGATGAGTGGGATAACGTAGTAGAACAATCGAATACTTGGACTATTGTTCCTGAAGGCGGTAACACATGGACAGTAGTAGCAACACAATCTGATACTTGGACAAGGCAATAAAGATGGCTAAACAACGCATAATATTCGGTGAATGGCTACCAGATCAGCCTGGTGTTACAGGTGCTTTAACTGGTGCAGTTAACTGTTATCCAGTTACTAACGGATATGCTCCAATTCTTGATGAAGTTGAGTATTCTGATGATGCTAACGCTAATTTATTGACTTGCTTTGCGGGTAAATACGCAGGAACGGTATCATTATTTGGTGCTTCAGCTAGTAATCTGTACAAGTTTACGCCTGGTACTCGTGCAATGGCTCCATTAACCACTACTGGTTACGGTGCAGTTGAGTATTGGGACGCTGTTCAGTATGGCGAGAAGATGATTATGGCTAACGGTGACAGCAAATTGCAGTCATACACGCTAAATGTATCTACTTATGCGGGTGATTTAGCTGCTGCTGCTCCTACTGCTAAGTATGTAACCGTAGTTAAGGACTTTGTGGTCGCTGCTAACGTGGTTGGCGAAGAAAACAAGGTTTACTGGTCTGATATTAACGATGAAACAGATTGGACTCCTGGTCTTGCTAGTCAATCTGACTCTCAGGTTATGCCTGACGGTGGTGATATCACTGGTTTAGCTGGTGGTGAGTTCGGAATCGTGTTCTTAGAACGTGCTATCTACCGCATGTCTTATGCAGGTAGTCCTTATTTCTTCCAGTTTGACGCTATTAACCGTACTTTAGGCTGTATTTCTGCCGGATCAATCATTAACTTTGCAGGAATGACGTATTTCCTAGCGGATGATGGTTTTTACGTGTGCGATGGTCAGACAACCAAAGGAAT